CTATGCGCTTAAATATTTCTTGTGGTGATATTTCACCGATTCCTGATCAACGCTGCAGTAGAGCATTGTCGTCTCAGTTTTAGCGTGTCCTGCCATGATAGAAGCTTCCTGTAACGGCATGCCTCTGTTAATGGCATTAGTAATGGACGTACCTCGAAATCTGTGTGGATGAGCCTTTTCGACTCCTGCACGTTCTCCGGTACGTCTTATCATATCTTCTATTCCAGCCTTCGATAGCCGATTGTGTGGACTCTTAAGTCCTACAAATAATGCCGGATTATTATCGGTTCTGCTCTGCAGGTATTCCTGCAGATACATGTTCGTGCGTTCATTTAGGTACACCGTCCTTTCTTTTCCGCCTTTTCCGTATACAATAAGATCCTTACTGCTCCACCGGATATCGTCAATATTAAGACTGGCGAGCTCCGACACTCTGACTGCCGTGGAATATAAGAATTCCATCATAGCCTTGTCCCTGATAGTGGCGCAACTCCGGAGTAATTGCTCCCGTTCTGTGTCTGTGAACGGGCGCTTGACGCGCTTTTCCACCTTGATTGATTCCACCAGTACCATCGGATTTCGCCTTACCCGATCTCTGTCTCTGAGCCACACGAAAAAGCTACTGTACACTGCACGTACTCCCTTTAGCGTACTATTTTTCACTGCCTTGATATTCTTGTAGGCTCTCATGTAACTTGATATGTCCCCGTCTGTAATCTCTGCTACCGGCTTATTGATGTAAGATAACAATCTTGTCAGCTCATATCGATACCGATTAACCGTATCAGTACTCTTGCCCTCCAATGCCTTAGACATTAAATAATCTTCCAGGTCAATCCTCCAGGAATCATCCACGCATTGTACCTCTGTCTTTTGTGCGACGTCGCACCCAGCGAATACCATGTGCAGCACATTCTTAAGCTCCCGGAGTTCCTCGTCCTCCAAGACTGGTTGCATTCTCCTTAACACTTCCATGATTCGTTGTTCCATATCAATCTCCTTTTTGCTTTATGGTAGCATGTAGGAAATTCATATGATGCAACAATTCGTTGCTTAATAAAATAGCAA